GCGAGACTATAGAGGAGAACTTAAAATACCTTGGACAACTCTTACAAACTATCCCGTTCAAGGAACTGGTGCTGACGTTATGATGATGGCTAGAATAATGGCTAAGAAAAGGATACAGGATGCCAGAATCCCTTGTGATTTTATCTCTACTGTGCATGATTCCATTGTTATTGACACTGAACAAAGATACCTCGAGCAAATACGAGGAATTTTTGAAACCGTTTTTACTGATATTCCTAGCAGAATTAAGTCTGTGTTTGGGTATAACTGGACTACTCCTATGGCTTGCGAGAGCAAGTATGGCATGAACATGAAAGATATGCAAAAATTCTCTTGACACGGAGATTAAAACGTGTTACAATAATAGTATAGACACTAATAATTTAAGGAAATTATGAACATAACCATTTTGTCTGTTGACATTAAAACAGTACCTACCGCTAAAGGTAGCTATCAAACCGCTGACGTTGCTTACAAGAACAACTCGTTCCAAGGCAAAGTAGAAGGTAAGAAGGTCATGTCCTTCGGTGCAACCAAAGATAGCTTCTCAACATTGGCTCTTGCACAGCCAGGCGAAAGTTACGAGGTTACAATTGTTAAGAACGACAAAGGCTACAACGACTGGGTCTCCATGGCTAAGGCTGAGGCTGGGGCCTCTAGCCCTGCTGTATCGGCTTCTGCTGGTGGTAAGGCTCCTGCAGCAACGCCACGTAGCACCTACGAAACACCAGAAGAACGGGCGCAGAGGCAAGTACTTATTGTACGTCAATCTAGCCTTAGTGCTTCTGTCAATCTGCTATTGGCTGGCGCTAAAACTCCACCATCAGTAGAAAGCGTATTAGCTATCGCTAAGCAGTTTGAAGACTATGTGTTTGGTAAACAAGCACTTGGTCCCATCAGTGAGATGTCTGACGACTTCCCACAGGTAGACTAAATAATGCAGCGTTTAGTGTAATGGTAGCACACGATTCTGTGAAAGTCGTAGAAACGGATCAAAACCGTAACGTCTGCCCATAGTTTTGAGGGTTGTCAAGCCAGCAATCGAGGATGTTGACGTAGGGCTTTTTCTGGCTTTCCACCCTACCTAGTTGAAGACCAAATCGAAACCCTCACCCTATTAGCTGATATAGTTCAATTGGTAGAATGCTCGGGGTATCTGAGTAAATGGGAGTTCGAGTCCCCCTATCAGCTTTCTTATATGAAAATACCTAAACAATTTAATCTGGCTGGTTCTACATGGACAGTCACACAAATACATGATTACAATCTCTTAGGAAGTTGTAACCGTGACACTAGACAAATCATTCTAAAGAAGAATGTTATGCAAGAGGTTAAGGAACAAACCTTCTACCATGAACTCATTCATGCAATCTTTTACATGTTAGGTAAAGATGAACATGATGAGAAAGAGGTAGATGTGCTTGCTACTTTCCTACATCATTTTATACAATCTGCGGAGTACTAATGCCTTTAAAGAAATCTAAATCAAGTAAAGCTGTTTCTGAAAACATTAAAACAGAAATGAAAGCTGGTAAGCCCCAAAAGCAAGCAGTAGCAATTGCTTTGGATGTCAAGCGTAAAGCAGGCGGTAAAGTTCCTGCAAAGAAAGGCATGTAATGGCTACAAAACCTGGATTGTATGCAAACATTAACGCAAAAAAAGAACGTATTAAAGCAGGTTCTGGTGAACACATGAACAAGGTTGGTAGTAAAAATGCTCCAACCAAACAAGATTTCATTGACTCTGCTAAAACTGCAAAGAAACCAAAGAAAGGTAAATAATGGTAGCTGCTTGGCAAAAGAAAGAAGGTAAGAATCCAAAGGGTGGGCTTAACGCAAAAGGCCGTGCCTCTTACAAAGCTGAAACAGGGGGTACATTAAAGGCTCCTGTTAAGTCAGGAGACAATCCACGACGTGCTTCTTTTCTAGCACGTATGGGTGGTATGCCTGGCCCAGAAGAGAAGGATGGTAAACCTACCCGTCTTAAGCTGTCCTTACAGGCTTGGGGTGCTTCATCTAAAGCAGACGCTAAGGCTAAAGCCAGCGCAATTTCTGCACGTAACAAAAAGGCTAAATGACCACAGCACTAATCGATGCTGACATTGTGGCGTACCGTTGTGCTGCTGCGAGCGAGAATGAACCTGTAGAGGTAGCTCTCGTTCGTACAGATGAACTGATACGTCGCATCTTGTTAGAAACAAACAGCGATACATACAAAACCTACCTCACTGGTAGTGATAACTTTCGATACGAATTCAACCCTGAATACAAAGCCAATCGTAAGGACACGCCTAGACCTAAATGGTTACAGCAAGTCCGTGAATACATTTGTACAGAATGGTGAGCATCAGTAGAGAACCACCAAGAAGCGGATGATGCCATGGGCATTTATCAGATGGCTAACAAAGACACTGTCATTTGTACCATAGATAAAGACTTGTTGATGATTCCTGGAGAACATTTTAATTTTGTAACAGGAACACATCGTGAACAATTTCCAATCCCTGCTATTCGCCACTTCTATTATCAGCTTATCATGGGCGATCGTACTGACAATATATTTGGCTTTGATGGGAAAGCTCGACAAAGCGTCCCCAAAAAGCTCGAATCTACTATTGCAGAGCTGGAGAGTTACGACGATGAGCTTGACATGTTTGAGTTTGTACGTAATCTTTATGGCGACGATGAACGCCTTCTCATGAACGGAGTATGTTTGTGGATAAGACGTCAAGAGGATGAAGTCTGGAAATTTCCTACATGAGAAATGGTGGGAAGTGGACAGAAGCTCGTTACCGAAGCTTTGTAACATCTACACTCAGGGCAGGGAGTCGCAAATGGCCTCCTAAGTATGAAACACTTAATGCTGCCAAGACCGAGAAGAAGATCAATAAAGCAACAGGACGTTTAGCACAACATTATCTATGTGCAATGTGTGAGCAAGAGTATACACAGAAAAATGTGCAAGTAGATCACATAAAGCCTGTCGTTGACCCCAAGAAAGGATTTGTATCTTGGGATACATACATCGACAGAATGTTTTGTGAAGGTAAGAACTTGCAAGTACTGTGTAAAGTATGCCACGTAGAAAAAACTAAACTTGAGAAAGAAATATCAAAGAAATATGCTAATAAATAAAAGTATTGAAACAGAGAATGGCACAGTTAAATTCCAAGGTGAATTAGAACAAGAAGAGTTGGACTTCATTCTAAAGATTGGACTTAACACTTTATTACAGATGGGTGCTATACCGTTTACTTCTAAATATACAGAGACAGACATTGCTTCGGGTAAGTCTGAACATGTCCAATGAGCAACATCTTGTTGGGTATCACTGGCTTAATATACGTCGGTGTATCCTTAGATTACTTCTTCAAAGGTAATGTTGGAATGGCTCTGTCATTCTTTGCCTATTCATTAGCAAACGTAGGATTCATTTTAGCAAATGGCGAAACATTTAGTACTGCCTGACGTACAGGCAAAACCTGGGGTTGACTTTAGTTACCTCAATAAAATTGGTAGGTATGCTGTAGAAAAGAAGCCTGATACAATCGTATGTATTGGAGACTTTGCAGATATGCCTAGTTTATCTAGTTACGATGTTGGAAAGAAAAGCTTTGAAGGCAGACGTTACATCTCAGATATTGAAGCGAGTAAGAGCGCTATGGTTAGCTTCCTGTCTCCGATATGGGAGTTTAATGCACGAGCTAAGAAAAATAAGGAAAAGCAATACAAACCACAGTTGGTATTGACTCTAGGCAATCATGAAAACAGAATCAACCGAGCTGTCAATGATGATCCAAAGTTGGAAGGAGTTCTTTCTATTGGAGATCTTAATTATGAAGAGTATGGTTGGGACGTTCATAACTTCCTTGATGTTGCTGTCATCGATGGTGTTGCTTATTCCCATTACTTTACTACTGGCCTTATGGGCCGTCCTGTCACAACTGCTGCTGCCTGCCTTAGCAAGAAGCATATGTCTTGTGTGCAAGGACATCAACAGGGATTACAGATTGCGACAGGTTACAAAGCAGATGGAGGACTCCTCACGTCGGTGATAGCAGGCTCCTGTTATGAACATGATGAAGACTACATGTCCAGCCAAGGCAACAGACATTGGCGTGGGTTCTTGATGCTTCATGATGTACAAGATGGTGAGTTTGACCTAATGCCCGTAAGTCTTAATTACATAAATAAAAAGTATGCTAAATGAAACAGACATAAAAGATTATAAAGAACTAAACATTCCACAACCCGATCCTGTGGAGCATCCCCTACACTACACCGTGCATCCCTCTGGTATTGAATGTATTCAGATTACAGAGCACATGGGGTTTAACTTAGGGAATGCTTTGAAGTACATCTGGCGTTGTGATCTAAAGAGAGATGCCGTAGAGGACTTACGCAAGGCTATGTGGTACATTAACCGAGAATTGGAGAAGCGCAATGCAGATAAATGACATTAATGAAAATGAAGACGGTAGCGCTACCCTACAGGTAACCTTTGCACCAAAAGAAGTGGGCTATCTCTTAGAGAAAGCACTCGTCGACATGCTGCAAGATTACATTGAAAAAACACCTTCTTATGCACATAATGAAACTTGAAGAACTTAAAACACTTATTGTGCATAACTTGGATGTTGTAGAATTGTTAGACATCATAGGACGTGACATATCCGATCTTGTCGAAGCCTTTGAAGACGATGTTAGTGAATGCTTTGACGACCTTGCTAAAGCAGTGGAATGAAAAAGAAACAAGCTAAGAAGCCTTTCTTAGAACGAATACTTCAGGAAAAAGATGCAACAAAAACCATCAGAACCTATCAGCAAAGAGACAAAGCCCCACCCATACCGTTGCCAGAAACATCGTATGTGGATGAAAAGAGGCCATTGTGAACTTTGTTGTTTGGAACGCGATGCACTAAAACGAGAGAACGAACTATTAGGTGGCTCCAACAAACCTAAAGTTTTTATAAGGAAAATATGACAGAAACAAATCGGTTCCGTAATTCTTTTGGCGAAAATATCTTTCGCTATAAATATGCTCAAGGCCCAGGGGACACGTGGGATAAGCTGGCTGAACGTCTTGTAGAGGATGTTTGTGGTGCTCGTTGGGGCACAACACAAGCTCTTATGTCCCATGCAGAACAGAAACAGCTCATTGAGTATATCAAGGAAATGAAATTCCTGCCTGGCGGACGTTACCTTTATTATGCAGGTCGTCCATACAAAGCCTATAATAATTGCTATCTGCTACGAGCAGAAGAAGACACAAGAGAAGAATGGAGTGCAGTTACATGGCGTGCAATGAGTTGTTTAATGACTGGGGGCGGAATTGGAATTGACTATTCGAGACTCCGTCCTGCTGGAAAGGCTCTTAGCCGAACAGGTGGCACTGCATCAGGACCTATTCCACTTATGTATGCGATCAACGAAATCGGGCGAAATGTTATGCAAGGAGGCTCGAGACGTTCTGCAATTTATGCCTCTCTTAATTGGAGACATGAAGATGTTGATAAATTCTTGCACGTTAAAGACTGGTCCCCAGACGTAAAAGCTGCTAAGGAAAAAGACTTTAATGCTTTTGCTCCGCTAGACATGACTAACATTTCTGTTAATTATGATGACGGTGCATTCATGATGAAGAACGGAGACCCTGGTAGCTATAGCCTAGCTAACAATCCCGTGTTTGTAGAAAACTGCCGACAGGCACTGATGACAGGAGAACCTGGCTTCAGCTTTAACTTTGGAAAGAAACAGAATGAAACACTTAGGAATGCTTGTACTGAGGTTACTTCGGAAGACGACAGTGATGTTTGTAATCTTGGGAGCATCAATCTTGGCAATATCGAAAGTATTGATGAGTTCAAGTCAATTGTACACCTTGCCTCTAAGTTCCTTGTATGCGGAACTCTTAGAGCGGATTTACCTTACGACAAAGTTCACCGAATTCGCGAGAAAAATCGGAGGCTCGGACTCGGACTCATGGGGATCCACGAATGGCTACTTAAACGAAGCGCTGGATATACTGTTAGCCCAGAACTCCACAAATGGTTAAAGGTCTATCAGCAAGAAAGCGAGATAGCAGCCAATGAACACTGCGACAGATTCTACCTCAACCATCCCGCTGCATACAGAGCTATTGCGCCTACAGGATCAATTGGTATCCTTGCAGGCACGACTACTGGAATTGAGCCATTATTTGCAGTTGCATACAAACGACGATTCCTTACTGAAGGAACCAAATGGAAATATCAGTACGTTGTTGACGGAACGGCTCAGAATCTTATCACGGAGTATGGCGTTGATCCAAGCAAGATTGAATCGGCTATTGACTTAAGCGAGAACTATGAACAGCGAATCAAATTCCAAGCAGACATTCAAGATTACGTTGACATGTCAATCTCGTCAACCATCAATCTACCCTCCTGGGGAAGTGCTGGAAACAATGACAAGCGCGTACAGTCTTTTACAGAAACTCTTGCAAAGTATGCCCCAAGACTGCGAGGTTTCACTTGCTATCCAGACGGAAGCCGAGGCGGACAACCTCTCACGTCCGTACCATACGAAGATGCCATTAAAAGCAAAGACATGATCTTTGATGAAGTTGACATCTGTGAATTCACAGGTCACGGTGGAAGCTGTGGCGTATGAGAGTAATTCTTGTAGAAATGATTAACGGTATTCAACTAGGCATTGAGCATGTTACTGGAGATGACGATGAGGATTATGAAAACCTCATTGCTCTAAACATTTTGTGCTTTAGGTTTATCTTTATGAAAATGAAAGAAGAATAGGCAAAAAAATAGCCCCCTATAGCTGCAAGGCCGTAGGGGGCTTTTTCATTTCTGGAAATACTTAGATGCCCAAGTACCCAGTTGTTTAAGTTTATCTGAACCAGAATTAATCATACTGTCTATTGGATCAACCTTTGGCTGTGGAGCTTGAGGCTCAGGATTTAGATTAATCTCTACAGGTTGTCTTGCAGGATTACCATACTTACTGTACATAACTTCTGCTAATGCTTTTGGACTATCGTAATATTCCTTCACAATATCCAAAGCAGAAGCATCCGCTTTAACAGGATAAGCTTCATGTTTGTCTGAAAAACCGTACATATCTCTAATGATGGTTTTACCCTTTTCATTATAAGCCTTGGCACTACCAAAAGTGTTTTTTACACGATAAGCAGGATCAGTATACATCTTTTCAATAATTTCTTTTGGAGATTCGTAGATGTCTGCAGACTCGCTAGTCTCTTTGGGGTAGTAATCTTTGTAAGAAAAACTAGTTCTGTCCTTAGTCCTATCGTAGCTTTTTAAACGACTTTTGAGATCTTTTTGCCATTGTGGATAGGTTATAGGAATCTCTTTGTCATCATCCCCCGTTACCATACCATAAGGTGTTGTAGCAGGATCGTAGTTCTTTCTTGGCATAGTAGACAGTCTACGTAAATAGTCCTGTTCATCGGCATTACGCTGATTGGCTCTATTTACAGTAGTTTTAAGAGCAGCAAGTTCTTCCGCTGTTAAGTCTTTTTCTGTAATGGGAGAACGATCTCCCAATACATATCCAGCAAATTTTCTAGCGGGCAAAGGAACTGCTTGTTTATAAAGGTCCCCTAATGTATCAGCCATTATTCAGCCTCCAAACGGTTACGGAGTCTTGCTGCCTCAATAAGTTGACGAGCATTAGTTCCATTAGCAGCTTTCAGCATCATGCTTTCTTTGTCAGTCATGGCTTTTTCCATGGCTTTATTGAAGATTTGATCCGTTGTAATAGGCTGACCTTTCAGACGTGTGTAGAGCTTGTTCAACTCACCAAATCGTTTCATGTCGCCTTTCATCTGAGCTACCACAGCCATGTTAACAAGTTCTCCACCCTTCTCATTATAGAGACGTAGTTCTTTGTTAGCCTGATAGGTTAAGTCACGCTCAACCACCTCACGCTGGCTTTTTAAGCCCGTCATACGACGCAATTCAACTTCTTCTGGAGTACGGACAAAGGCTACATCTTTATTACCAATATCGGTTGTTTTAAAGACTCCTACACGGCCTCCAGGACGTTGTTGGTAGGTTATACCAGCATTAGCTGGAGCCATCTCGTAAGCACCCTGTACACCGCTAGGCAGGATATTCATAACAGCCTGAGCTGTCTTTTCTCTACTAGTTGGGTCTGCAAGAGCTTTACCAGCAGAAACTGCTTGTTTAGCTATATCTACCACTGGACCACCTGGGGCCTGTAACATACCACCAACTCCAGGGGCAGCCACACGAGAAGTAAGTCCTAGTCCCGTTGTCTCAGACAAAGCACCGTAGACAGAACTTCTACCGAAGGTGTCAATAGCCCATGTCTTTGGATCACGGAGGAATGGAGAATCTTCCATACTAGCCCACACATCGGCAGGCAAAGCATTGTCTTTAATCCATGTAAACAGTTTGTTGGTGTCTTCTATATAAGGAACACCCATTGCGCCAGCAGTTAAGTATTGAACTCCTATTGCAGCAAGCAATGGACCATAGTTGCCTTTTGTAGCTTCCCCAATAAAATACGTATATTGGTTGTAGAAGTTCATTGGGTAAGTTTGCAATGTGTTTAAAGCATTACCTGCTGTACCTAACTTAGAAAACACCATTGGACGTTCTGTTTGGCGATAATCCACCATAGCAGTATTCACAAGCTCTTCTGCTTTTTGAAATAAAGCAATCTGATCTTTGTACATTCCACTGCTTTTAAGCATATGAGCGTAGGTAGCAAAAGCCACGCCACGAGTAAATGCGTCAGGAACAGTTAAAGTTTTACTTAATGCATTAGCTGCTTTACCCATTAAACCAAAGTTAGAGGATAGTTGACTTTCATCGTATACAGAACGGGTGGTAACACCATTCTCTTCTGCATATAAGAACATGTCTTTAGTAAATTGGTCAGGAAGCTTGTTCATATACTCATGTCCTGTAGACTTGAGGTAGTGAGCAAAGCCCATAGCCATACCTGTAGGAGCACCAAGCATTACAGCAGTAACTGGATTTCCTTTATACCCTTTAGCACGTAAATCAGTTAAGTAAGGCAAAATGCTACCAAGCTGAATAAACTGAGCTAACGTAAAGCCAGCAGAAACAGATAACTTATCCAAGATAAAGTAACTCTTAGCTTTACCGATACCGCTACTAAATGCATCAGAAGTAGTTCCCAATCCTTTACGAAGTGAGTCTTCTATTGCACGAGTTACTTGGGATTGTCCTTGACCTAAAGCATTTTTAAAATACTCACGGGCATACTTAATGTTGTTAGGTTGCTCATCACGTAACACGGGGTTAGCCAAAACATCTTTAACAATGTCTCCAGCCTTTTGCATTGCAGTCCAATTATAGGCATTCTTACCATATTGAATCTGTTCTTCAAAGAAAGCAAGAGATTCGGATAAACCACCATATCCTGGACGGTCTCCAACAAAACCACGGATATTAGATTTCTTTTTAAAGTGTTTAGTTTGAGCCAGGGTAAACTCAGTTTCCATTACAGTTTGTTCTTCAACAGCTTTTTTTAATGCCAATACAACAGGATCATCGCGACCTGCAATGTCTAACATTGTGGTATAAGCACTTTGTAAATCGGTTTTATTTCCCTGCAAGCTAACTGAATGACCCTCAGCATAGTCAACCTTAAGTTCAGGCATTTGTTTTAATAAAGCCTCAGCTTGAGCTTTAATTCCTAGTTTAGAATCAGAAGCTAAATACCAAGCCAAATGACCATTAGCATCTCTTACTGGCTGACGAAAAGCTCCTTGCCAACGAGAAGACATGTAAGCTTCTTTAGCAGAAACAAGTGGTTGTCCTTTAGATTGACGAACAGCATTCTGTGCAGCCAATGTATCATCATACATTTCACGTATACGTGAGTAGGCTTCAAGTTGTTTAATAGACAGGTTTTGTTCCAAAATTGTGGAATCAAAAGCCTTATTGCTAAACGCTTCTTTCTTAAAGATTTCATGCAACTCAACAAGTTCTTTTGAATTCATGCTTCCCAAAGATTTCTCAATTGGAAATATAAAATTACGAATTGCTAAGTCAGCTTTTTTTGTTTCATTTTGTACAATGCGTCCTACATCACGAATGATAGTAGAATTTGTTTTCATTGCAGTTAATGTAGAACCGCTTTGGAGATAAGTAAATACATTACTATCTTTCTCACCAGCAGCTTTCTTAATAATTTGTTCTGCAGGAGTGTTGTCTGGAATAGTTTCACCAGACAATATTTGCTCTGAACGTACAACTTTAAATGCGTCAGCTAGTTTGTCAGCAACAGCTTGCCACCCTTCACCCAAGATTTGATTGGCATGTGCCATGGCTTCTGCAAGAGTTTTATACCCAGCATCAAACAACGCACGAGCAAAATCCATAACCGCAGGCAATAGTTTACGATTATCAGGCAAAAGATTCATGTCATTCTTAGACATAAGAACGTCTAACAATTGGCCCGTAGCTTCTTGCAAAGACATACGTTCAGTCATGGCCTCAGAAATAGGACCAATTTTGTTTAATGCTTTAGTAGCAGCAGCCTTTTCTTGTGGAGTTAAATCACCCCAGTTTCTATGAGAAGTACTTTGCAAAATGGCATGAGCACCAAACAAATCACCTTGACCACCACCAGGATGGTTTAAATAATCTTGATAAGCAGCCTTCATATCTTCAGGAAGTTTGTATGCTGTACCAGGTTCTTTAGCTAAGTTCTGTAATGTTTCTTTAAACTCATTAAAAGAGAATGGACGAACACCTTCTGGTGTCTGTGCAAACACTTCTTCATATGCACGATGCATATTAGCATGAGGTTCAAACAAAGAAGCTTGTTCACCTGCGCCAGCAGCTTGTGCCAGTTCAGAATCACGTCGTTGACGTTCTACCTTGGCTGCTTCTTCTTGTGCTGATAGATGTTCTTGATAACCTGTAGGAGCAGCTTCTCTACGCTGCAGTTCAGCAGCATTGAGTTCTGGTCTAGCTTGACGAGCAACATCAAACTCCATTTGCTTTTGACGTTCATCAAGAATGTCTTGAGCAGCACGTTGTTCAGGAGTAGAGCGCTCTGCTGTTAAGTCCTTAGCCATTTGACTCATAGGAGTAAACTCTTCTGCAGGAGCAAAAGGTTCTCCACCCAAGTCCCGTGTCATACGGTTCATTGGAGACTCTTTAGTCATACCAGCAAACTGTTCAGGCAAACCCGTTGGAGCAGTGGACACATCCAAATCTTTTTGCTGTTGTTCCATAGCATCTGCTTTAGATTTGGCAGCTGTGGGTGCTTCAAAACGACCCATAAATTTACGACCAAAAGCCGTAGGATTGGTTGCTACACCTTGAACAACAGAAGCCATAGCTATATGAGCTGGGTCTAAAGGTTGTCCACTTAAAAGCTGAGAACCAGCTTCAATGCCACCACCAATACCACCCATAGCTAAACGCTGTGCGCCAGCACCCATAATTTGTTTACCAGCAGCATCTACAATGGGAGCTACCGCTCCTGGACGAAATGCTAACAAGTTAGGAGCAAGTCTACCAGCAAAAGATAGGTTAGGATTTTGTTGTGTTTCAAGTTCACGTTGCTGTTTACCAAAGCCAAAACGCTCTTTCATGGTTTCAGGAACTAGTGATGTGGCAGCTTCCTGCATTTTTTCAACAGCAGTAGAACCACCATAAGCACCAGTTAAACCTAAACCAAGGGCTGTAACAGGTCCCAAAACGGGACCAGCTACTGGCACAGCAGATGCTCCAGCAATTAAAGGAGCACCATAGGATATAGCAGCAACACCACCAGCCAATCCACCTAATGATGGGAGAGTGCTTTCAACAGCAGACTTACCAAAAGCGGCTGTACCACTGGTTTGTTGTTTTGATACGTGGGCGTATGCCTCCTCAATATCAGCTTCTGTAGGAGGCGTATCAAACGTTACAGAAAGACCGTTATCAAATTTTACGTTATAGCCCATAGAAATCCTCGATTATTGAGTCGGAGTTACAGTGAATTTTGCACCACTTTTTGTTGTACCAGAAACAGGTCCAGCAGGAGCTGCTGAAGATGCTGGAGGAGCAGGAGCATTTGGAAAACCACCGCCACCCATAACCATTTGCAATGCTTGTAATTTTTGTGCTGCTTGAGCATCACCCGCAGCAGCACTTTTTTGCAGATCTTTAATATTAGCTTCTTTAGAAAGAGCTTCTAAACGAGTTGCTTCTTCTGTATCGCCACGTAAACGTGCTTTAGCAGCATGATTACCATACACAACAGATTGTGCTTGATATGTTCTAGCGGCAGACAAGTCTTGCTGTAAAGTCTTTTCAAGATTAGCTTTTTCTTGGGCAAGTTTTGCTTTAGCAGCTTCACGCATACCTTCAACAGTAACTTGATTTTTACCTTGTTCTTTAATTCCATCAATGTGTGAACGGTAAGCAGCACCTTGCTGAATGATTTTATTTCTAAAAGCATCTAAAGCTTGTGGCAGTTTATCAGGAGGAATCTGTGAGGTTTGCTGCCAAATGCTTTTAACGGCAGGATCGTTAGTATCAATACCATTTTGCTGAGCAAAGTTGGCAAGCCATGCATGACGAGCAGGAGGAGGTATGTTAGCTAACTGTGCAGCAGCAACTCCCATTAGTTGGCTATAAGCATCTGCTTTTTTAACAGCACCTTCCAGTTTACCAATGGTTAAATTAAACTTACCTTTTTCAAGTTCTACAGCACCCTTTTCAATGTCTTGAGCGCCTTTATCAAGACCCTGTTTTTTGCTCTGAAGTTCTAAAGGATGCAGTTCTGCTTGTTGAGAGGTACGCTGCATAATGTCTGCCATCTGTGCTTGACGATAGGCTTCTTGTGATTTCTGTTCGTTTGCAGCTTGAGCCATTTGTGAGCCAGCTACTACAGCTCCGCCCATTGGTCCCAAGTTTTGAAACATTGAGGATAAATCCATATACTATCCTTTATTTAGACATTGCGTACAAAGTAGCAAGTGTAGCAGGAGTGTTCATCATACCGTAACGATTACCTAAACCTAAATTAGCCAAGGAGTTTTGACCACTTTGCATACCAGTTAAAGCATTAGTTTTATATTTAGCTATGGCACCTGCAAGTTCATTTGCACGGGTTCCATATTGACTGTTACGTCCAGCTTTAGCATCTGCACGAGCCATTTGCTGTTGTAACAAATTGTATTCAGGAGAACCAGGAGCATACATGTTATTAATGTCTGCACGGTTTTGATTGTACATACCTTCTTGTGCTTTAGCCATTTTGTTCTTGGCATACATGTCATACAAACTAGCAGCACCATAGATGGTAGGAATTGGTTTCTCTTTAGCAAAGTCATAAGCTTTGCTAGCCATATTAGCTAAACTAAAAGGTGATTCTACACCAGGCATAGCAGGACCGCTATTAAAAGCGGGCATCATGTCTTGTATACCAGAATAATCTAAAGGAGCAGAACTTCCCATAGAACTGGTTACAGCATTATTTAATACTTGTTGTGTTTCAGGGGCAGCAGATAATGGTAAACTACGAGTAGTTAAAGGTCCTTCTGTTACAGGGGGGAAATTACTAGCTCCACTACTTCCTAATGTTTCTGGAAGAGCTTGAGGAGTCATGTCTCCACCTGCAGGAATACCATCAAATGTTCCAATGTTATTTTCAAGTCCTGGAACTGCGTTACCAGTAATAGAGGCTACGTCTGCAGCACTGCTAGCATATGGGGCAAACGCTTCTGCAAACTGAGAACCAGCAAGAGTGTCTAAACCTCCAAGAGATTCAAGATAACCTAAGCCTCCTGCTCCTCCTAATCCTGCCATACCAGCGGTTCCTAGACCACCAGCAGTAAGTCCTCCACCAGCACCTGTAGCTGCCATATCACCAAGGAAAGCTCCACCACCTGCTGCCTCAGCAGCACCCAAGCCAGCTAAACCTTCTCCTGCACCAGTAGCAAGCATGTCTCCAAGAAACATTTCTCCAGCACCAGCTTCTAGCAATAACGGTTCAAATCCTGTACACATTATGCAATCTCCTTATTGAATACGTATCCCATAGCATTATATCCTAAACGGGTATACATACCCTGTACCTTGTCCATATTAATACCAGTCGTGTGACCGATGACGATTGAGGTTGCTTTGTTGTCTTTAGACCACTTTTCAAAGTTCTTGAATAAGCGGACAAACAAAATAGAACCACGATGTTCTGGCTTTATAAACATTGCCATGTCGCCTGCTGTAAGCTCATCAGAGAAGTATTGCTCACTAATTCTACCAAGGATGCCACCTTCAATAACACCGTTGTTTTTAGAATACGTTAAATACATCCTATTAGGATGAGCTTTAGTAGCCAACAAAATCTTGCTCATCTTAGAGCGGTCAAACTTTTTGTTTTTAAAATGAGGAGATTCTTGGTGCATTTGCTCAGAAATGTCCAAGAGTTGTTGTAAGTCCTCATCCATAAGATGTGTATAAATCATGTTAAGAGTACCGATTTCATTGTACCACCATCATTGGTCCAGAGTTTAACTAAACCAGAGGTTGTATTTTTATACACAGCCGCTTTACTAGCAGCAATGTCGGAAGTAGTTGGATCACTAGACAAACTTTGAACGGCTAACAAATTAGCTGAACCTGTAGTATTTTGATTCCAAGTTGGAACTGTTCCTGTAAGTCCACTATAAGCAACATTAGTTGCTGTAGCAGCATTACCAGAGATGTTAGGAAGGGCTGTTACATTTGCTGCTTCAGCAGAAGAAATGTGATATTGTCCTGTACCTAATATACTAGTTAACAGTCCGTGGTTTTTATTCTGTAAGTCCGCAATTGAACTGCCAGCTTTGTTGACAAGGTCCCAAGAAACAGAACCATTAGTATTAAGAAGAACGTAGAGTTGGTTATACCATGCTGTCCAAGCAAAGTCACCAGCTCCAGCCCTTGTTGGTGGTGGGGGTAGTCCTCCGCCAGCCATTAGATACTACCTTTGTTAAGGTCAACTTCTAAACCTTCTAAACGAAGAAGATGTGGAAGGCTGTATGTTAGTTTAAAAGCACGTCGTCTAAACTGTCCTAGCTGGTCAATTTTAGGAAGATCAGCATTAAAGTTTAATGTACGGGCTGTACTAAATGTCTTATAGTCATCATCAGACCATTGCACCGATACCGCTATGTCTGTTCCTGTCGAATCAGGAACATCTCCTATGATAGATAAACGATACATAAATTTACGGTTAATGGTATCAAAGTCGAGCTTAGCAGAAGTAAAAACACAATCAATGGCTGTTCCAGCGTCAGTAAACAATGTTTCATCCATTGTGTAAACTTTGCCGTTTGCCTTATCCAATACGTAAGCGCTTCCGTTAGGACCGTCTGTACCATGTGAGCATAAGAATGCTCCTGATGCTGTACTCCACTCGTGCCACATTTTTGTATCAAAGCTGTATACCAATGTCCTGTTAGTTAAACAAACGACATAACATTTCTGTCCTGCCACACGAACACAAAAAGCTTGTGCAGTTGGAAGATTTGCACCTTCTGCAAGGAGCGCACTCTTTATTGCAGGGATACCAATTTCAGCTGCCTTAAACCCGTCAATGGTCCACACCGTGTGACCACCATTGTTTGTTTCACCTATCATGATAACTTCTGTTTCTGTTTGTACAACAGAATCTCTAGCAGCAGTACCAAACTGTTGCACAGCAGAATCATGACGTCCTAGGGGACTTCCTGTAGCATTAGCTACATCGTATAAGTATTCAACGCTACTAGAACCTACAGCATAAATGTAATTGTTGTTTTTAGACAACGCTACAATAATGTCTGGGTACATTTCAGCAGAAATATAATCACCTGCTGTCCATAATGACGGATCATCTAAATTACTATTATAGATGTCAGCAGTGTTTGCTTTAGCAACAAACAAATAAGCATCTATAAAGATAGGAATAGGTACATGTGGTGTAGGAAACTCAGCATCTGTTATTTTAACAGCAGTAGTTGAGTTGCTAAACACATATCCATCAGTGCCATCTAATAGTACAAGAGACACAGTTCCTGTACTGCTAACAAATTCTGTAAAACCTACAGAACCCGTAGAAGTTGCTAAGGTTAATACAGCAGAACCGTTTGCATAAACTTTGTCACCAACAACAGCCATGCAATAACCAGTACCACTAATAACCCAATAATATATACCACGTCCTTCACCTGTCTGTGTAGTAAAAGCTTGAGCTACACCTGGACGGCTTTTAATAAAATATTTACTTTGATCTCCAACAGGACTCTTAATAACCTCCACCATCATGTTTAACAGACGGAAATCCTGTGCAGCATTAGTACCACGCTGTTGTGGATTGGAGATAAAATTGACTCTCTTGGTTTCGTATGTTTGAATTGCTGGTGTTTTTGAGTAGGCCATTTACATTGTCTTTCTACCAGCAGTGTCTGGTTGGAAGAATATACCACCCTCTTCAGTACCAAACGACAGAGCTTTCTCATGGAAGAACTCAGCTTCTTTAGCCAGCAATTGTCTGTCCTGTAAAGGAACACCATATTCTGGAGACAGCCTGTGAGCCA